ATATCCTTCATTGAATAAATCTGGAATAAATGAAAAAATTGCCATTTTAAATATCCTCTAGTAAAATAAAATTTGACTCTATATGTTTATTATATCATAATTTTTAACAATAATAGGAGTATAATATATGAAAAAAGAAAATAAACAAGCAGTAACACAAGAACAGAAACAAGATCACGGAGAATTAAAATATACATATATTATACAAAGGCTCGTTGCATTAATTCAACAAGCTTCTTTAAACTATAGAACAAAAGCAAAAAGAAGAAGTCCAAAACGAAATAAAATTCTTAATGCTATCCATGATAAAATAACAGATTTGAAAGTAATTTTAAATGTAATAGATCTAAAATTAGAGTATGGGGCTTATGGAGATAATGAATTAGAAATGGAAATTTTAAAAACGATAAAATTTCTAAAAGAACAATCTAAAATAACCAAAATTAGTCATTTTAATAACAGTTATTTTAATTTCAATTTTTTTTGTTGCCGAATAAAACTTACTGAAAGTCGTTTAGCTAAAGAAATAGATGCAATTTTAAATGACCCAATAATAAAAGCTGCTGAAAAAGAAATCTTAAAAATTATTGATATGAATTTTTATATAGAAAAAGGGCTGTAAAGTAAAGTTTGACTTTTAAGTAACTTATGATATTATAAAATTGTTCATGAAATACTCCAGCACATGGATGTGCATTATTAAATTAATATTAATTAATAGCAGAGCAAATTCTTACTTTTATCAAAGGAAACATAAATGATAAAATTTATAAGATGAAACTATTAATTCATCCTAAATTTTTGTATAAATAATTGTAATGATCAGAAAAAAAACAGAGGTGTATATGGGAGTTAGATTTCAACCAGGTAAAAGCGGTAATCCTAATGGAAGACCAAAAGGTGCAATAGGTTGTCGTCAGAAGTTCTTTAATGATTTTATTGCTCCACGTAAGCTCCCTTTATTACAAAGAGCTTATGATCTTGCAATTGAAGGCAATGATCAAATGCTTAAATTACTATTAGATAGATTAATACCTGCCAAACCTCTTGATGAACCTCTTAATATTGAAATGCCACCTATTGATAGTAAAAATATAGAAACATTACTTTCTTATGGTGAAAAAGTTTTAAAAGCTATTTCAGATAATGAGATTACGCCTGATCAGGGGAAATCTTTAATGTCTATTATAGACTCTCAACGTAAGAATATTGAGATAGCTCAGTTAGTAGGAAGAGTCGAGGAGATAGAGAAGAGATTGAATAATGAGTAAACCAAAAATAGTAGAAGATTTTATAAGTTATACATTAAAATTTTTAAATTGTACAGATCATTCGGAAATATTAGATTTAATTGAATATGAAGTTGGTTCATATATTCATAATCTGCTAATTGATATACATGAAGAAATGGAAGAGACTGAATAATGAGCGAAACTCCTAATTTAGAGGAATAATAATGACTGCTGAAGAAAAAACTGATTCTCTAATCGAAAAATTAAAGTTCTTTTTAACAAAAGAAGAAATTAGTTGGTTATATAATTTGATTAGGTGTACATCTACAAGTATAGATATTGATAATGAGATATATTTTAACTATAAATTGGAGAAAATTATAAAGGAAATTGAATAATGACTGATGAATTTAAAGAGTTATTTGTTAAAGAAATAATGGCTTCTTCTTTTTTTATTTCTCAAAATAAATATAATAATATTACTGAAAAAGATATAAGAAATTTTTTAGATTCCCAAATAGGAGAAGGATGTATCTATTATCTTTTGAATGAATTAACTGGAAGTCATACATTAATGGAAGAAATGAAAGAGATTGAGCAATGAGTGAAAAATGGATTTATCCTTTTATTCCAGATAATATCGATGATCCCCACGATCTACTTTTATATTTTTTAAGTGAAGATTGCAAAATAAAGATGCGTGAATATCTGCAATCATTATCTAATACAAATCCTTGGGAAATATATTATAAAAGAATAAATAGGTTTAATAATGACTGATGAACAAATTGAAATATTTAAAGAATCAATATTAGAAAGTCTTGATTATAGGATTAATAATCCTTCTTTTTCTGATTCAAATGGAAGAATAATAATTGCTTTTTCTTGCAAACTATATCAAGAAGAAGCTGTTCTATTAAGAGATATGATTAAATCTTATAAAATGGAAAATAATGAATAATGAAAAGCTGCAAGATTTTAAGAATAAAATTAAAGATATTGATATTTCAGAAGAGCATCTTTCCATTTTAAAGACCAGATTATTGGAAGCAATAGATGATATCGATGTAGATGATTGGGGTTATAATTGTATGGATGTAGATGATTTTAGTAAGAGTGAAATATTAATATTAAAACATATGATCCTGTCTTACAAATTACCAAAAGTTGATTATAATAATGAAATAACAAACTATTTATCATTTTATGATGAGCTGCCAGATGAGATTAAATGATGAAAAATGACTAACTTAATTGAATTAATAAACGGAAAACTTTTTTATTTAAGAAAATATAAAGCTTATCAAGAATTAATGATAGAAGCACTATTGAATATTTGTGGAAATAAGACTAAATATATTGAGATGAATAATGAATGAAAAATGTATATATTGCCATACTAATGTCAATTGTGATAATTTAAGATATCACGATGTATATGAATGTCCTAAATCGACATTTGTTGAAGCAGAAAAGTCAATATTGAAAGAGCTATTAATTAAATATGAGGAGAGATTTAAAATGATGGGAGATGATTATGGACGAAATGATAGATATTATAATACTGTTTTAGAAAAATTAGCAAAATACAATGATGCAAGAATGCATAAATTTATAAATAATTATACAAAACAATTTGAAAATAGATTATCTCAAGAATATATTAAGAATTTGTTGAATGATAAATTAATAGAAAGAAATAATGAATTGATAGCAAAATGTGAATATTTTGAAAAAAATATTCAGAAAGAAGCTGAGAAAAAATTGACAGATTTTATGGATGCTTTTTATAAAAAAGTATTAGATTTAGAAAATAGAATAGATGAAATAAAATATTATATTGATCCAATTGATCTCATAAAAGAAAAATTATTTTCTGAGTGGAAGGAACAATTAATAAACAAAATAAGAAATATAGGTCTAAATGATGACTAAACAGAAACAGTTTATTGATAAATTAATGAGAAATAAGAGATAAAGAATCATATTTAAATAACATGCCAAAAAAGAATAATTTTTAAATGAGTAAACAATTAATTGATAAATTAATCAGTAAAATTAATAAACTTGGAGATTTTAATGAGTGTATCAATCAACGTCTCCCTGCTGCTGTATATCTTACATATCAAGAAGTTGTATTTTTAAAAAAAAATAATTTACTTAAAGATTTTGAATCAACTGTAAGAGGTTATTTAATAGTATATATAAATAATATAGATGAATTTAAGATGTCTCTTATTCCATCAGAATGGCTTTTATTGAGAAATAAGCTTAATGAACTAAAAGAATCAATAAAATAAATCTTATAATATTTATTTTATTATTTAGAATGAATTGACATTAGTAAAATAATGTTTTACTATAAATTATATGTTAATAATTAACTTTCATTCAATATTTGAATTTATTTGTAATTGTATTTTTATTTCCATTCAAGTCTTAATTGGAGGAAGTATTGTTTTTTTAACAATTGGTTTGATTCCAATTATTTTTTTTATGATTATATTCATAATTAGGTCAGTTATTGATTTTTTTAAAAATTAGTAATTAGTAATTAGTAATTAGTAATTAGTAATTAGTAATTAGTAATTAGTAATTAGAGAGAGTTTAACTGGATATAGTGCAATTTATAGCCTTAGTATAATATGGTAGCGCGTCTGAGATTGACTCAGGAGATGAAGGTTCGAATCCTTCTATCCAGATTTGTAAGTAGAGAAAAATAATGATCAAAGAAATAGACAATGAGCTCATTGAAGAGTTCAAAGAAAGAATGATTCCGCAATTAGATCTATATATATTAGATCTATATATGTTTTCTGATCAAATATCAGTTTTAAATATGGTATTAACTAAAAAAGAAGCTCTTATATTAAGAGATATGATTTATAATTATTCTTATAGAGAATTAAATAATGAATGATTTAATAAAAGAATTTCATAAATTAGATTCATATCTTTGTTTGAAAAACAAAAATAAAGTTAACAAAAAACAAATAGAAAAAGTTTTAAATATGGCTTCTTATAGTAAAAAAAGAGATTTTGATTACTTGCAAACTCAAGAAACTAATAAGAGTAAATACAAATATAAAAGGTAAATAAATTATGGTAATAGTATTATCAATGATATTTTTAGGAAATTTATTTATCTCTTATTTCTTTTACATTCAAAATAAGCAAAGATTTTATTTATTAAGAGCGCAGCTGTTAGCTGCTCAATTTGAACTTATTAAAAGTAGAATGGAAATAGAAATCGATGGAGCGACGCAATCTACATTTATCATTAAAGATGTGCAATCTGAAGCTATGAAGAGCGATGATAAAAATTAATAATATTAAAAGGATAAATAAATGACGGATGATAAAATAAAAGAATATATAGAAGAAATAATATCAGATGAATGTTATAGATGTTATGATAAATATTTGTCAGAAGATATAGCTGATAAAATTATTGATAAACTTAATGATCTAGAAACATGGACAGCTTTATATATGAAAAATTTCGAAATAAATTATCAAGCTATTTTAAGAGAAATAATTAGAGTAGAAACTATTCCATTAAAAAAACAAATTGAAGAATTGAGATTAGTAATAGGATTTAAAAATAAGGAGCAATAATGATATATTTAGGAAACGATGACATTCATGATATGAATGATGAGCAAATAAGAGAATTTATTCGTAAAGTAGAGAAGGGATTAATTTCTCAGATAATAGATATAAAAGGTGATTATATCCTTTTCATTGAAAATGATCCTCCTCATAATGGGAAATTTTTAATAAGAAAAGATGAATTTTCAGAAAAAGAAGATCTTAAATGTTTTAAATTAAAGGAATAAAAAATGCAAGGAGATGCAGAAGATCCAAGAATAAAAGAATTTACAGACCGTTTAATAATGGAAGATATAGCTATATATAATAATCCAGAAAATCAATATAATAGGGCATGGCAAAAGATTTATGATTTATTTTACAGAATAAATAGACTTGAAGAAAAATATGATAAAAAAATTGAAAAAAATTATAATATGATAATTAAATCTATTGATAAATATAAGGAACTTGAAAGAAAAATGTTTGAAATATGCGAACATTTTGATTTAAAATTAGAATTAATTGAAAAGGAAAATAAATGATAGATGATGATACTAAACATATATTACATTGTTTCTTTATGGGAGCTATCTTTTCAATTATAGCAGTTTCTATTTGTGGAGTAGCTTTTTATATTAATAAAGCAATTCAATTTCATTTTAAAATGAAAACACTTGATTATGTTTCAAAAAATGAATTTGTTAAAAAAACAATTGATGATTATATTATCAAGGATAAATAAATGATTTATACAATTTTAAATATATTAATATTATCAATAAACTTTTTAATATTAGTATACGCTATTAAGAAATTTGCAGAAATAGTTGAAGATATTATGACACCTGGTTTAGTTAAAATGAAAGAGCAGTTAGCTTCATATATTAATTCTTATATTGATATAAAAATGAAAGAATTTGAAGTTAAAGTATATCGTGATATAGCTAAACTAGTTCAGGATCAACATGATGCTCAAAATAATAAAAAGATATCTCTTAAAAAATAAATAAAAAAAGATTAATATGGGGCATGGTGTGAATGCACGCCTATTACAGGCTAATTAAATTAGGGGGAAAAATGGATAAATTTAATCTTACAGATTATGTTAGTAGTGATGACTTCATAAAAAATTTTAATGAAAAAGTAAATTATTATATTGATTACATAAATAATGAAAAATGTGAATTTGATCGTACATTTGTTATACGTATAGTTCATTTTATTGATGGATGGATTCATAGTTCAAAAATAGACTGTTTTGATGTTAAATCAGATTTGTGTATAGGAGAGAGTTATCATAATATGCCAGGACAGAGAATTTCTGGAATTGAAAGGGAAAATAGAATATTTTCAATGCCTGGTGGAATAGTAAGTCCATTAAAAATTATTGATGGAACTAAAGAATGAAACTAGAAATCTGTCTATTAATTATTATAATTATTATGTTAGTTATAAAGGAATGAGATGATAACAGAATTTATTTTCGGTTTAATGATATTAATATTGATTATTAAAATTTTTTTCATAAAAAAATTCATAAAAAAACAAGATATAGATATATATCATTTAAAAAAAGAGCATCTGAGTCTTCTTTTAAATAATGATACACTTACAAAAAGAATTGATGATATTGATAAGTTTATAACTAAAAATATGAATGACATAAAAACAGATCTTAATTTAATTTCAGATGCCATCTTGACAGAAAATAATATCAAATTTGATGAAGAGGAGTTAGCTTAAATTAATCATATTTATTGTTATGCTCCAGTTATTGTAAGTAATATCCATCATAGATCTCTTGAATCATCTGATAGTTATTTTGGACCTATTGTGGTAATTATTATTTTAATATTTATTATATTAAAAATATTTTTTGATATAAGGAGATAATTTAAATGAAAAACAGACAAGAAATGACTGAAGAAAATATTAAAGAAATAGATATTATTATTGAAAAAATTAATGAAGTATATAATCTTATCAGTAAATCATTCAATGATATGTATTATCTTAAAGATAATCTTCCTGATAATGCATTGCTAAGTGATGTTATACAATCACTTGCTGAAACGGTGCGTAATCAAACAAGGCCATTAAATCATATAGCAGTTAGACTATCTGAATTAAAAAGAGTTATATAATGCTTTGTAGCTCAGTTGGTTAGAGCTCTGGACTGAGTACCCAGAGGTCGATAGTTCAAATCTATCCAGAGTAGCTAATATTGTAAAATAATATTTGACTTTTAATTATTATCTGTTATACTAACAACAATAATCAGCTCAACATTTTAATTTATTTGCTTAGTAGATATATTTGAAGAGCTGATTATTATTAACTATTAAAAAGGAATTATTTTTATGGAAAAATCTTATAACGAACAAATAATCGAATTTTTATATTTAATTGATGATGCTTCTTTCAAAGAGAGATTGTCTGTATTATGTGCTTCATATCATTCTTTGGAAATTGGTTGCAAAATGCTTAAAAATATAGAAGAAATATATAATATTTTAATTACCCAAAAAATGAATGTTATAAAAGATCTTGAGAACATTTGTTCAAAAGTTAAACTTGTTACTGAAAAAATTAAGACAGCAAAATGTCCTGGATGCGATAATTGTACTTCTACTGATAATACTGATAAAGTTGCTAATGATAATATTTTTCATTAAAAGGAGATTAAAATGACTGATGAAAATAAAATAGATTTTAATAAATTATATTGTGAACATAATGATTTGAGATCTGAATTATGGTATTTATATAAATTTATAACTTATCTTGTAGATTTATATGAACCAAATACCCATTATTTGATTGAAAAATTTGTTATAAATATTAATGAATCTTTAAGAGAGCAAATTAAAATACACAAACATGCATTACCATTGTTGTTAGCTTCCCTAATCGAGGAATAAAAAATGAAGCATATAGAACATGTAGATTTACATACAAGCGATAAAGAACTTTTTGAATTAATTTTATCATTTTATGAACAATTTAATTTATTAAAAGATTTACTAGATAGTGAAAATATATGTATTCATACTAAAATGTTATCTGGACTTCAAAGAATAAATATTTTTTCTGATCTGGCTAATTGCATAATTAAGATGCAAAATTTCCTCGAACATATTGTTGGTAATCATGATTGCTCTAAAGAAGAAAGAGAATCAATTAATTTTATGAAAAATTATATTAAAGAAAATGATAAATCAGTTAATTAGGAAGTAATAATATGCAAATAGAAGAACAATTAGAATTATTTAAGAGATATCTTTATGCAACAAATGAGCAAGATTCTCTTTCAAATGATTGGATATCTTATTCAGAAAAGATGGGGATTAATCCTATTAAGACTCGATATTGGTTTATAACATCGGTGGTATCAAATGTATTTTTTAGTTATTTAAGAAAAACTCATAATATCTGTGAATTGCGTGAACAAGGACAATTATTTGATAAATATCTTTATAAAGAACAAAATAAAAAAGATATTTTACAAATAATTAAAAATGATTATGATTCAATAATAAGCAAAAATATTAAAATAGAAAATACTGCTTTCTATTTATCATTAAAAATAGAAAATATATTCTTAGAATATCTTTTACATGAAAAATATAATGATAATGATAATGATAATGATAAGATGAAGAGTGACAATAATAATGATGAAGAATAACAAAAATAATAAAAAATATCTATATGTGGTGAAATAAATATGCAAGAAATAGGAGAACTAGTCTTATTTAAACAATTATTGGAAAAAAATAAAGAAGAAATTTTCACTATATTATGTGAAGCACACCATAATGGACCTGATGATCATAGTTTAAATTCTATGTTAATAAAAATAGAAAACATATTCTTAGAATATCTTATAAATAAAATAGGAATGATGATAGATAATGAATAAACATTTAAATTTATTTGTATTTAGAAATATTCTTTATAATAAAGACAATACAATGGATATTCGTGAATTATTAGAAAAATATAATTTATTAAGAATTGAAAATGGAATACAAAGTGTTCTAATATATGAGAATTATTTTCATTTAACTAAAAAAATAGAGCAAATATTTTTAGAATATCTTGAGTGGGCATCAAAGGAATATGCTAATGAATAATATCAATGATGATATTTATAATGATCTCAAAGAAATAAAATGTAAAAGTTTTAAAGCAAATCTTGCTAGATTAGTAACTGCTTATAAATATGTACAAAGATTAAAAAAAGTTCAATATCATTGTTGTGTTTCTAATATTATTACTTGTCAACAATATCATATACTTGAAGATTTAGAGAACATATGTGATAAAAATGCTTATATGATAGATCAATTAGAAGAACTAATAAAAGAATTAACACGAAAAGATGAAGATTATCCGCTAAATTAAATATTGGCCAGGTATGGCACCCTGGCCAATTTAAAGTCATGAGTCGCCATTAACAATAATATTATATATATTTTCTGAATACAACTATTGATTTTTTAATTATCTTATTTAGAATAAAAACTGAAGCAGTAGTTTTGATTCTTTTATACTATCTAGCTTTCCTACTGCTTCAATTAATAGACTATCGATAGTTCAAATCTATTTCTTTCTACCAATAATCTATCTTTCACCATCCTTAATTCTAATTATCATTTTGATGAAACTTTCATTAATTCTATTATATTAATATAATAGTAAAATAATGTTTTACATATTAATTATTTATATGTATTTAGTTGACTAACTATTAATTATATTGTATATTGAATAAAATATTATTTTATTAGGAGTTTAAAATGGATAATAGCCAAAATATGAAAGTAGAGCTTCCTACAAAACAAAAAGGAATGCCTAAAATAAATATTTCTGGACCTTCTATGAAAGTCTATAGCTATGAACAGCAATTAGGCATGATGGAAGCTGGTAAAAAATATACCAAGAATAAATAATTTCTTTAAGTGTCACACATACCTTTAAAATGTGGTTTTACTTGTACTGCCAAGGATCAAAACAGCGTTACTGTACGATATCAGGTTTTACCGTGACTCAGGGTTAAAAGTCAAAAAGAGGAAATGTTATGATTGATGAATCTAATCAAGGTTCTAATTTTGTTCAATCTGAAAATGCTGGGCAAGATAATACTCAAGCACCTGATTTAACAAATTATTTGCCTAAAGATGAAGTTAATAGAATTGTTGCTGATCAAAAAAAATCAGCATTTGATAAAGGTTATCAGAAAGCTTTAACTGAAGCTCAAACTCGACAATCTAATAATGAAGTTCAGACTCAGTCTCAATCTAATAGTAATTTTGTCAATCAAGATGAAATTAGAAAAATAGTTGAAAATGAATTAAAGAAAAGTCAAGAAGCTCAGTATGAAGCTTATAAACAACAACAGCAGCAGCAAGAAGCTTATCGTATTGTAAATGAACTATCTCCTAAAATAGAAGATGCACTTCAAAGATATGATGATTTTCATGATGTGGTTGGTAAAGTTGATTATGCAAATAACTTTGTAGATATACTTGAATTATCTAATTTAGTTGATAATTCTGGTGATGTTCTTTATGAACTAGCTAAGAATCCAATGAAAATTGCAGGTATTCGTGGATTACCACATAATCTTGCAGCTTTAGAAATTCAAAGATTATCTCAATCTATTAAAACTAATCAAATAAGCGCAAAAAAAGAACTTCCAAAAGATCCTTTAAGTCGATTGCATTCCTCAAATGTCGGTACTACTACTGGCGAACGTAAGGGTGTGCAATATTGGAAAAATGATCCAAGATTGAGAGCCTAAATATCTTTTAGCCATTATTAGTACCTTATTTTATTTTTGATTAAATAACATAGGTTTTACTAAAATGTCTAATATATTACAATCAGTCGTTACTTATAATGAAGCTGCTCTTCCTTATCTTCAGAATTTAAATCCTTGGATTTATTATGGAAATAAGCGGTTTAATAATTTTCAACAACAAATTCCTGCTAACCGTGGTGCAACAGTTAGTTTTAATCTTCCTACTCGTTTTATTGGCACAAATGGAACATTAGTTGCTACTTTCCAAGGTGCAAATGAGCGTGTTCAAACTTTAACAGTAGATCAAGCAGCTAATATTGCTTATCAATTTAGTGCACAAGAATTTATTTTTTATGTAGAAAATGATACGGCTAAATTTGTTAAATCAGCTACAGAAGAATTGGGTGCATTAATTGGTTCTCAATTATCTCAAAACGCAATTAATCATACATATAGATCTTTTGGTGATGGAATCACTTTGCTTAATACTTATCAGCAATATGATCAAATGTTAACTAATTTTAGAAACTATGGTGCAGCAAAATCTAATACAATGGCTTTTGTTTCTGATGTTGATCTTCCTCCTGTTATTGGAGACGGGTTGAAACAATTTGCTTTGGATAGAAATAATGAATTAGCTAATTCTTGGATGATAGGAAGATTTAGTGGATGTGATTTTTGCACAACTAATTTAATTGCAACTCATACAGCAGGAACAGCTGGTAATGAACAGACAGAATTAACAATTACTGCAATTGATCCGACAGGTACAATTTTGACTGTAACAGGTGCCGGAACAGATGCAAATGCATTCAAAGCTGGTGATATTATTACTATTGATTTTCCTGGTGCAAGTGTTTCTACTGGTACATTTTTCTTAACATTCAATGGTCATATTAATTCAGCTCAGAAAGTACAGGCACGTATTACTGCTAATGCAGCAAGTTCTGCGGGTACTGCCACTATTACTGTTTTCCCTGCTTTAATTGATATTGCTACTAATCCAACAAATGCAAATGCAAATACTAATATTAGTGTAGTTGGATCTAAAGCAATTGTTCTTCCTAATCATCGTGCTGGTTTACTTTATGCTGGTGATCCATATTTTGTAGCAATGCCTATGCTACCAGAAGAAGTTCCATATCCTACTCAAGCTTCTCTTGATGAAGATAGTGGTGCTTCTATGAGAACTTATTATGGATCTATTTTTGGTCAAAACCAACATGGATATGTAAATGATGCAATATGGGGATCTACTCTTGTTGATGAATATGCAATGAGAATAGTTTATCCAGAAAGTTCTGTTCTTACAATTGCATATCCAAAAGCAAAAACAACTGTTTATGTTCCACAAGAAATGGAAAATGTAAAAATAACTAAAAAATAATTTTTGGAATATTAATGTTAGTTATTGAATTAATATCAGATTCTTATAGGCTGGCGGGAATAGTCAGCCAAGGATTTGAAAATATAAGTAATGATGAACCAGGAATTGGATTAACTCTGTTAAATGATTTATTAGCAGAATATTCAATTTCTGGCTCTATGATTACTTATTACACTTATTCAAATTTCAATACTATTATTGGTCAAGAAACTTATGATATTGATAATTTAGTAGAAATGGATACTTTAACATTCAATATTAATGATGTTAGATATAATATGATTAGAGATAATCGTAGAAGATATTTTGGACAATCACGTGTAGATGATTTGAAAAGTTTGCCTTTTCATTATTATGCTGAAAGACAGCTTGGGATAATGAGAATATATTTATATTTTGTTCCTTCTGATATTTATGTAATGAAAATAGAAGGAAAATATTCTTTAGCTCAAGTCACTTTACAAACAGATTTATCTCCTATTTTAGAAAGATATTTTATTCTTTATCTTAAATATGCCTTAGCTAAGAGAATTGCTGATTATTATGATTGGCCATTTTCACAACAAAATATGGGCACTTTACAATCCTTATATGATCAAATAAATAATTTTGCTGGTATTGATTTGAATGTAAATATTAATCCATTATTTACAAAACAAAATGTTGGAATATATGGCCAAGCTAATCTTGGTAAAGGTTGGACTACTTAATGAAAAATCAAAATATTCCTATTAACATTGTTGGCGGAACAGTCTTTGCAAGATATCCAAAGATAACTACTGAATATACTTTAAATATGATGGTTTCTGGTGCAAA